ACGCGTATTCCTTCTTCTTCAACATTTAATAAGACATTACCAGCCACTATTAAATGTTTTAAAGCTTCAAAGATTGCTATTCTGTCTCCATGCGTTTCTATGTCAGTCATAATCGCTCTTTCGATTTGCGATAATCCCTCTTCAATGGAAGTCTTTAATGCTTCATCACCTTGTATTTCTAAATCCTTGATTACAAAATCGTCCATCTTCAAACGGAAGAAGGGCTCGTTAGCTGGCAATAAAGAAAGTAAAAGTTTACTTGCTAAATTATTTGTGCCGCGCGCGCCCACACCCTGAAAAGGTGTTGCATATTTTGTTGTTCCTGTTGCACCAGAAGGTGGAATCAATGTCGGGAGTGTAAGTTTAGCTGAGTCTCTTGCTCTTGTTAAAAAATTCTCTCTTAAACTTTCACACTGTTGATACCGCCCTTGAGCAGTTCCTAAATTATTATAGTCCATGCTTTAATTTGATACTTGTACGCCAGTCCCATATCCGCTCAATAAAGGTATTCGTAATACCTTTCGTCCCTTCCTCACGTTCTCGACATTCTCCGTTGCACTTCTGCTTCTTCCAGTCGTTTCAGCTGGTCGAGGAGAAGCTTGAGTATTAGTAGCTCTTGGAGGAGGAGGAGTTGGAGGAGGAGGAGCTGGAGGAGGAGCTGGTCTGCTACCGCCTAAACACATCTTCGTTCTGTTCTTCCATTGTTGTTAATAAAAATTTAATGACTGAGCGTTGTCCTGACTTGTACCAAATTTCCTTTTCAGTCCACTTTAAGTCAGCGGACTGTTCAGGAAAGCGTTCATCTAGTGCATTTATTAAGTCTTCACTTAATGCAGGCATAGATAACGGCTCAGTCTTTGTCTTTAAGGTGTCTGTTAAATTTTTCTTCTTCTTTTTAATCATCAAACCTTAATTCACCAGCTATCGCTAAATACGCAGCTCCGTCAACTAAATCATCTTTATTTGCTGAGCCAGTTTTAGTTCTAGCAACTTTAAGCAGAGCCATCATCATTGCTACGTCATAAGCTGTTACTTCTTTTTTCAAGTACCAACTCCACAAAGCGGCAATGTTACAATGATTAGCAACTCTTTCACCATGTTCTTTATTCTTGGTTTCAGAAGTGCAAACCAAAGCTTCTCTTAAAAAGTCTTCAGCTTTTCTTATACTTGTGGCAACCATAATCTGGGTCTCCTTGTTTTAAAGTTATAATCACTAGCTCTAATTATTCTTGATAACCGAGCTTGAAGCAAAGCGTATTTCCTATCGAGCTTATTCATTTTATATCGTTTAACCACAGCGTCCCACATGGCGCCTTTATTGCCTTTGTGTTCTTTTAAAATTTTCTCTGCAGTTATTTTTCCTACGGAAGGACAGCCGCTATAAGAATCAGTACTATCACCAGTTAAGGTTTGTATCATGTGATTATAGTTGGCTGTGTCTTCATCAACGATTGTATAATCATCACCCTGCATAAACCAGATTGTGGAAGGTACAGTTTTCATATCTTTGTCTTTAGTAAGAATAACTTTGTCACCTTTAATCATATCTGAAGTCGCTAAAATTCCTAAAACGTCATCACCTTCTAAATAAGGCATTTCATAAGTTTCATAATTTTTCTTCACCCACTCTCTTAAAGGGTGGAAAGTTAATGGCTTGCGATTATTTCGTCTGCTGAATTTATATAAAGGATAAATCTTTTTACGAAAGTTTGTCTTGCTTGATAAAGCAATGGCAATGTTATTGCACAAAAGTATTTGTGAATAGTAAGTTATAGTGTCAGCAAACTTATTAATAGTTTTGCTTTCACTTGCGTGAAGAGTCCAAGTGTCCTCGTCCCACTTTATGGGCTCTTCCATTTGTGTTGAACAAACATAAAGCAGAATGTCTCCATCTACTAACATTGTTCTATTGTTTGGGTTTATCATTATTACCTCTTAAATTTAGGTTGATAAAATCGAGAAGCTTTGTTCGAGAAAGTAATTCAGTAAGGTCGTTACTGAAAGCATTTGCTAAATCTTCCTCTACGGAAGTTTTAGATAAATTATTTTTATAATAAGAAACGTGAAGCAGTTCGTGTAAAAGTACTGAAACTAAGTCAGCTCCACCTTTTTCAATAATATTTTCATCTATATAAATTGTTCGAGTGCTGCCATGAAAGCTGCCTTCTTGTTCATCTGAGCTTGCAATATCTTTAGGCAACGCTTTTATCTTAATAGTAAAATGTCCGAGTTTAATCTGTTTCAATAAGTTCATGAATTATTTTCTTAAAAGGAATCATAATCGCTTTTGTTTCTCTTCTGTCGCCAACCATCTTCCAGTTATCTTTAAATTTTTCTGTGAGCTTTTTGAGAGTAGGTACGTCAAACAATAAACGTAAATATTGTTTATTTCCTTTAGCTAAAACGTGTACCCATATTTTAGCTTTTGTAATGCTAAGTCCACTAGGCTTACCTCTACGCTCAATTTCAATACATATATTTCCTGTGGTATCCCACCAGCTGCGTTCCGCTTTGACTTCGATTTCTTTAGCCTTTAAGCCTAATAGTTTTCCTATTTTCTTTTCGTGTTTTTTGCCAAATTTTAAATCTATGTCCCAATCTGACGTATTGTTATATTCTATCAATTAATGTGTCTCAGCCCAATTATTCCCCACTTTATATTCAGCGTCCAAAGCACATCTTAGATTAAAATAATCTTTTGTTTCTTTAGCTGCTTGTATTGCTAGCTTACCGATTTCATTCACTAAATTTTCTTTTACTTCCAGTTGCAGCTCATCATGTATGTGTGCGGTCATTGACCAGTCTTCACCATATTTATATTTAGAAAATAATTTTTCATGTAATAAACAAGTTGCTTTCTTCACAATTATTGACCCACAACTTTGTATTAGAAAATTAAGTGCGCTGTGAATTGACCTGATATTTAAAATACGTCCGTCAATCCCTCTCAGGTTTCCAGTAGATTCAACTTTACGTCTGACTGCTGAAGTTAAATAATCAAGAGCTGGTAACTTTTTAAATAATTTCTCTTTTAATTCTTTACCTTGTTTTGAAGTTCCATTTATTATTTCACCCATCTTTCTATCTCCGCAGCCATAGATGAGTGCGTAAATTACTCGCTTCGCCAAATTCCTAGAAGAGAGACCCATAGCTTCTTGATTAAATGCGTGAACATCACCTTCGACAACTTGTTTTGCATAAATCCCATCATCATACCGAGCCATGTAGTGAGCCAAACACCGAAGCTCGAGACCGCTAAAATCAACGCCCACAAGCTTGTAACCAAAAGGAGCGACAAACAAAGAGCGACACTCTTTCCCAAAAGGTACGCCCACTGCAGGCACTTGAGCAATGTTAGGTCTTTTATGCGTACAACGTCCAGTAACTGCGCCATTCGTAATAACTGAGCCATAAATTTTATTTCCTTTTTCCAACTTTAACCACGCGGAATTTCCTTCAGCTAATTGAGAGATTCTTTTTTGTATTAGTAAATATTCTGAAAGCAGTTTTGCTTCAGGATATTCTAATTTAGATAAAATCTTTTCGTCAACTTGCGGCCTACCATCAGGTGTGAACTCTTTTGGTTTCCAACCATATTTACTTTTTAAATTATAAGAAATATGATGACGACTATTAGGATTAAAAGTAACAGTTTCATATTTGTTTATTGCAACTCCTTTTATATAACCACGCGTTTTGTTATCGCGAGCTGGTATGAACTCGCCTAAGTCTTTCGTCCAAGCTGGAAAGGCAAGTTGCAGTTCTTCTTCCAAATCTAATCTTCTTTTAATTAAATCCGTTAAAAGTTTTTCCGCAGCTTCCTTATTGAAATTAAATCCATGTTGTTCTTGTAAGAAAATAACTTTTGCGAATTGATGTTCTAAATCCAAAGCTTCTTGAGAATATTTTTTACTTAAAATTACGCGATAAAATAAATGTGTTAGTTCAACGTCCCTCTCACAATATTCTTGCATGTCTTCATTCCAATTCGTCCAGTCTGAATTTTGACCATAATCACCCTTATGTAAATTTAAACGTAACCCCCAAGCTTTTAATGAATGAGAGCCAATCATCTTAGAATCAAATCCATAAGTTTGATAATTTTGAAAATCTTTATTCTTAATATCAGCCCAAATTAATCTTGAACAAATTATGGTATCAACAATTTTAGCTTTAGTATTCCAGTCAGGATAAACCTTTTTAATTGCTGGAATATCAAATTTTATTATGTTGTGTCCGCAGATTTCATCTGCTTCACTTAATAGTTTTAAACCTTCTTCTACCTTGTCAGGTGTGAAGCTGAGAAGTTTTTCAGTTTCTATATCTTTTAAAACCACACAATGAATCTTATTTAAAGAGTCGAGTAATCCGTTTGACTCTACATCAAATACATATTTCACTTAAATATTTCACTTTTCTACCACTGAGCGAAACTTAACTTACAACCGAGACTGTAATTTTATCTACATCAGGAACTATGTCGCTGATTTTCTTAATCGCATTTTCAACTACTTTTTTAGAAGGCGTGTCTGTCGCATAAATTACGGGATAAACATTCCCATAAAATGAAGACTTATAAATTGCGCTTAAAATAGTCTGATAAATCCCAAAAGTTTTGTCTTTCTCTTCTTGAGATAATAAATCGTAATCAGGGTCACTATCGAGAAATTCAGTTATAAATTCAAAAATCATTTCTCGTTCGATTGCCTCTATTTGTAGTTTGTCTGTCATTATTAAAGTCGTAACCTTCTTCTATTAGTCGAGTTGTTTCAGAATTGTATTGTAAGTAAGTTGCAATTCCGCAATCACCGGTAAAGCGATTTTTCAAAACTCTTACAGTCATTAAATTTGGGTGGTCATGTGATTGTTGGTTACGTTCACAACCTATGACAATATCTGATAACTGCCCTATTCCAGCTGAGCCTCTGAGTTGAGACATGGAAGTTGTTAATCCTTCTTCATGTCCTCTGTTGACATTTACAGGTCTCTTTAAATGACAAACTAAAATTAAACCAAACTGTAACTCTTCAACTAAACTTCTAAGCCTAGTCATTATGTTATCAATTAGTCTACGTTCATCTCCTTCATTAATACCAGATACTGCTATATTAATATGGTCGAGTACAATCCATTTACAGTTGCAGCTTCTCACAAAATATTTAATTTTACTCATTAAGTTTTGTGAATCACTTGACCCAAAATGATTATAGAAAAAAACATTCTTATGAAGTGTTTCGTATGCTTTTCGTATTTCCTTCACAGGAATTTCATCTCTTACTTCTTGTAGATGAATCGGTTTATTTAAAGTTGTGGAAAGTAATCCGCGCATACTTTGCTGGACTGACTCTTCTAGTGAAATGTAACCAACATTTTCACCTCTGTTAATTAAATGATGAGCAAATTCTCTACACACTTGGCTTTTACCAATTCCAGTACCAGCGGTTAGTGTTACTATTTCACCTAATCGCAAACCCCTGAGTTTTTCATTTAATCCTGCAAATGGATAATCACATGTAGCTTTTGTATCATTCGCGATTACTAACTCCCAAGTTTCATTACCGCTGACTATTCCATCAGGACGATAAATCTTTGCTCCCCAGATACAGTCGACTAATTCTTTAGCTCTTCCAGCTTGAATCATGTCGCTTGCGTCTTTTAAAGGTAGAGCTGCAATTTTTGCTTTAGCTGGAGTAATTAAAGCAGAACATTTCATGGCTGCTTCTTTACCTTCACTATCATTATCGAAGCAAAAAATTACATGCTCAAACTTCTCTAGCCATTCGATATTAGCAGCAACGTACTTTGGAGCTGACTGAACACCAGAAGGGATAGAAACAACAGGAAACCTATTCTGAAATACATATTGCGATACCGATAAACAATCCACTTCTCCTTCTGTAACAATAACCATCTTACCGCCATCACGCCATAAGTGTTGTCCGAACAGAAGAATATTTTGAATACTGCCTATCCATCTAAATTGTTTATTTGGATAGCGTATGTGTTGCCCTACGAGTTGAAAATCTTTGTTATAATAATTTGCTATTTGTAATTTATCACCAAGTTGGTAATGAAATTTCTTACAAGTCTCAGCAGTTATTTTTCTTTTTTGTAAATCTTTATATTCACCTTCAATAAAGTTTACTGATTTTGAAATAGGTTTAGATAAAGATACCACTGTTGAAAATCCTTGTTCTGAAAATTTACATTTAAAGCAATAAGCAGAGCCATCTGAGTACCTAGCTAGGTTATCTCCGTCTGTATCAGTTCCTACTTTACGACACGCAGGACAAGCCTCATGTCTTATAAAATCATTCTTCTTTTCTTTGACCACTGAATAGTTCAAGTTGCTCCTCTCTGTATTGTTCGCGTGCTAGCGCGAGTTGTTCTTTTTCTTCTGGTGTAGTTATCGTTTTAACTTTTATTAATTCTTTTTTTATCAACCACTCCTGAACGTTGAATGAAGGACAAGCTTTGGAGCTCACTTCATTATGGCCCATGATTTTTGCGTCAGGGAATTGTGTTTTTAAATCTACTAAGAGATTGTAAAGTGTTGCGTATTGCTCTGAGGTGAAATTATCTTCCCATACATTAACATCTATTTCAGCTACTCCTCCGCAAAGGGCGATACCTATAGAGCGGTGGTTGTACGTTTTAACGTGCGCGCCAGCCTCCATAAGTTCTCTACCCTTTTGAAGAGTTCCATCACGTTTAATGACATAATGATAACCTACTTTAAGAAAGCCGCGCTCTCTGTGCCAGCGGTCTATGTCTTTAATGTCAGTATCCATTGATGGTTTCGTGGCTGAGCAATGCACGAAAATTAAATCTGTTACTCTTCTAGGCATAATTATTTTTATAAGTTTCCATGATTGATAATCCGATTAGGTATATGATTTGAGGACACAAAGAATTTCCGAGCGCCTTCAATCTGTTGTTGTGATTTTTGTCCAATTCAGAGGAAACCCCATCAACGCCTCGCAAAATGTCGGATTGAGTCTGCCACCAGTTTTTTGTTTCGCTGAAAGTTTCACGAAGGCTGGCAACATCACTTGAAAGCCGCTGTCCTTCACTCTCTTTGCATACTGCCCGTTGTCGTTCACGTCCTGCTTGTGCATGCCCTTCGTTGGAGTTGGGTACATCTGCACTGCTGCTGTCAGATTGTGTTGTATTGCTTTCCTCAAACCTTTTCTCTTTATCAAGCTCTTTGGATTTTCCTGACCACTTGCTCTCGGAGTAGGCCACAAAGAAAATTCTCTTCCTTTGATGTTGGAGGCCGACACTAACAGCTGGAATATTAAAGCACCTCGTTTGGGAGTAGCCTGCGCTTTCCAAATCTTGGAGAATGGTATCGAGATAGAGTTTAACAATCCCAACAACGTTTTCTCCAACAAAAACAGAGGGTCTGCACTCTTTGATAATTCTAAGAGTTTCTGACCAGAGGTTTCTGTCGTCATTAATGTTTTGTTTTCCTGCTTGGCTGAAAGGCTGGCATGGGAAGCCTGCTGTGATAATGTCTGGTTTAATATTTTCTTCATTTGGTTTAAATTCTTTTACGTCTTCATAAATTGGTATTCTTGGAAAATTTTTCTTTAAAACTTTTTGACAAAACTTATCGCGCTCTACAAAGGCTGTTGTTTCAAATCTTTCAGAAGCACTATGCAATCCTAAAGAGAAGCCGCCAATCCCTGCGAACAAATCTAAAATTTTTATCTTATTCATCTATCCACTCTTGAGGAATTACTTTTGCAGCATATTTAAAGTTGTATCGCTTGCACCAGTCCCCGTAAGTCGTTGTACTTTTTTTACCTATGCGAGTATTGGGATTAGAAAAAATGAATCGAATGTCATATTTATCTCCGTACTCATTTCTAATCAGCTTGTGCTTTTTTCTGTCTGAAGTTACGAACTGTCCCTTGCCTTCAATTATAATTCCATTTGGTAAAATAAAATCAGGCGTGTAACGTCCGCTCTCCTCAGGTTTTTTGTAAAGGATTGTGAGAGTCTCGTATTTAAACTTAACTCCCAAATCCTTTAACTGCATGGCTATGAGTTCCTCTAGTCCTGAGCGAAATTTAGAAGTCCGAAGAGTTCGTTTGTGCCTCTTCAGGCGCAACGTCTTCATTATTCTCTTTCGCTTCAAAGCCTTCTTCTTCTTTAAATCCAAAAGAAGTAGCGTCAGCTCCACCAGTTACTAGATTAAGAACTTGCACAGCTTTTAATCGGAGGGAAACGCCAGCGCCTACAGCGCCAACAAAGTATGGGATTGGTTGAAAAGCTATTTTAGCTTCTGTGCCACCCCAAATAATTTTATCTTTAGGGTCAAAAATATTACCCTTGCTATCGTATAGAATTGGTTTTTGATTCCACTTCTCACCAGTGTTTCTAGTGCCGCTAGCTTTTAATTTAAAATTAAATAGTATGTTTCCTTCTTCATCTTCTGAAAAAGGATTGTTAGCAACTTTAACTTGTTTTCCTCGTTTTTGAGTTTCAGCTGTAACATTAGCTTTAATCTTATCAGTTAAATCCTTCATAAGACTTTCAGCTTCTTTTTTAGACAACCTAAGGCCAGCTCTCCATACTCCGTCCTTATCGAACTTCGTATCAGCTTTGTTCAAGTGCGGATAAACCAGCACTCCCTTAGGTGTAACTATATTTTCTTGTTTCATAATTTACCTTGTAGTCAATTTGTTTCGGCTTAATCTATTATAAGGTGTCGGTTATTATGTAGTGCAAGCACTACAGTATATATTTAGGCAAAGAAGTAGTCACTTTCAAGTACTTGCTCTAAAATTAATTTACCTTTTGCCGGAAGTGGTGGAATCTTGCCCTGATTTTTTGAGCTCAGCATGGCGTGTATCTCATTCCTGAACTTTTCCAGCAAGTCAGGCTCAAACATTTCCACGCAAACTTGCCGCAGACACTTTGAGAGTTTCTCCACGTTTGTGGCGTGCACTCCGTAACTGTCGTGTATCATTGCAAAATGGTGAACTCCCTGAGCTTTCATTTTACAAGTCACTAAACTCATCATTGCTGAATCTAGGCTGTGAATGAAATTGGGTGAAATTCCTGAGCGTTGTCTTCTTCTTGATAACCTAGTGCCTTCATCTGCAATGGAAAGCTTAACTATTGATTCACCTAATTTTGTCTCAATGCGCCTGCTTCTTATCTCCCTATACTGTTGTAAGACAACAAATCCTGAAGGCGTGCTCCAAGTAACGGGTAAATCTTCCAAAGCTGCCAAGCGACTGACTTTCTGCAGCCAGCTCATGGCCTCTCTAGCTTTCACAACTGTTGAATCTATTTCACCCCAAACTATTTGAGCCAAATAATTTGTTGGATAAAATAAATCGTCACCCCATTCATGCTCTATGTTTTCATCTGTGAGAAAATCTTCAATGTATTCCCTGCAGCTGTAAAGAGTACCAGAATACGGAACTACCATAACTGGACGCTTTGTAAGTTTTCTACTTATTCCAATTTTTAACCACGCTTCAGCTAATTGTTTTCTAGTCCACTTACATTTAGGTTTGTACAATTCATTAGAAGTTTCTTCCTGAAGAACTTTAACAGTCCTATCTGCAACAATTTTATAAATGTCCTGAGGTATCTTGGAAGGAATTAAATTTGTAGCAGCTCCACCAACTTCGTCTCTTAATAATAAACTAAACACTTGTAACCCATTGCAAGTTCCATCAACTGCAACTGGAATATGTGTTAAATGATTATCACCTTTTTCTTTAAAACTTTTCCATTCAAAACAAAAAGCTAAAAAACAAAATGGTTTATCTGCTGACTTCCAAAAATCATGCTCAAGTGGGTGTGAAGCTGACTCAAGAATAAATTTTTCATTATCCTTCACCCATTCCACTCTTTCTTCCAAAGAGCATTTATCCTCTCCGTATTGATTTGCGCCATGTATGGCCAGCCATCTGCCGCTCTCAGGATTGTTACCCATTCTCTCACCTTTGGAGAATTGCAACAGAGCTCTCGCGTACTCAACGCCCTGAGGATTCATAAACATTGGTATTGGGTAAGCCCTGCCTCTGAAATCCAGTTGATGAGGAAAATAAATATCAGGCTCTTGTTCAAACAACTTGGCCAGTTCAATAATCTTTTTAAATTGTATTCTTTTTGAAACTATTCTCGCGTTGAACTCATGGACTTTTGAAGCCTTGTGTTTCCATTTAACCCATTCATCTTTATTGTTCTTCAACCATTCCTGAAATTTCTTCTTATCCGTAATGGAAGTTGGTTTAGGCGGTAAAGGCACGTTATCTGTTGGCGGTATTTTTCCAATAGGCGTGTTTTGATTATAAAAGGTCTCCATTACCTGAAGAACTGGCTGATTTATGCTCCAGCTTGTTTCCTGAAGAGCATTTGTACTATCATAAACAGACTTCATTTCGTCTACTCTGTTAGAAATTTCGGAAAGATAATTTTGATTCCTAGTTTTTATCAGAGTCATTTGTCTGATTAAGGGTGAATGATAACCACCTTTAAATGGGTGTAGCCATTTATGAGGTGATATAATCGTTGAATAAAATAATGGATTTAATAAACTACTTTTCTCGGATTTTTCTTCTATCCATTTCATAGTCTTAGGAGTTGCTTCAACAAATTTAGGTGTATTATTCCTACCCTTCCTTCGTTCCACAATCTGAATAAATCCAGTCTTCTTGATGATGATATTAATTAAGGTAGTGCCTAAATGAAGTTTATCGTCTGAGCGCCATCTATCCCATCTAACATTAGCTTTATTCATATATCGAGTCATAATTAAATGCTTATGAATATAGCTTGTCTTATGCTTCAGGCTTTCCTTAACCACTGCATACAAAGGCTGGCACTTTCTCTCAAACTCAGCAAACCTAACTTGGTCTTCTATGCAACCGGCAATTCTAGTGGAAGTCTTAGTGAGGGTGTGTTGAAGAGTAATGCTGTCTAAGACGCTTCTTAGAGCTAAATAAGCTGCAGCGTCTGGGTCTACATTTTTTAACAAATGAGCTGCTATTTCTATTCTTCCTCTAGTACCTGAAAAGGCTTTATTTACATATTCTCTAATTCCCTCAGAAACTGGGTCTATGGCCGCTTGCAGCATTTGAAGGCCGTAAGCTGTTGTGTGTTCTCTTTCCTTACCCTTAGCTCTGTTTGTTTCTCGATTAAAGCGGAGCACCCCTGCTGTGTGCATTTTCTCTTCGAGCTCCAGTTCGCGCTCTAGTTTCTTGAGATACCTCTCGTTTGTGTCTGGTGAAGATTGACCGCCAATCCCCACCTTTAATAATTCTTCGATATTTAATTGTTCTTGCATAATAAATCCTTGTTTTCCACTTGTCGTAATTACATTGTGCTGGCTTGTCGTAATATGCAGGCATTTATTCGCGCGCGCACTACAAACGAGAGTCTCTCTTAATGAGATAAAATATGAAGGATTTTCAGGAAAAAATGATTAAGTAGTGCAAGCACTACAGCCCAGAATCAAATTAATGATTATATGTGGGCTGTAATATTCTTGCAATACCTAGTCTTTTTTCACCCTCTGGTCGTATAGTTTCGACACATTACGACCTGATTACGAAAATCTCTCTTACTCATTCGCACC